CTTCATGTCGGTGACCCTGGCGCAAACGGCACAGCAAATGCGGCAACGGAAACGACCCGCAAAGAAGCGTCGTTCTCGGCAGCGTCATCGGGTGCGCTCGCATCTGACAGCGCACTCACTTGGACGAACATCGCCGGTTCGCAAGACGCAACACACTTCACCGCATGGGACAACGTTTCAGCCGGAAACTTCCTGTTCTCAGGAACGATCACCGCAAACGCCTACACGGCAGGCGACACCTTCACCATCTCTTCAGGTTCACTGAACGTCTCGTTGACGCTCGCCTCCTAAGTAGGCACCCGTGGTCACACGGTTCTACCTTGACCAGTCGCAACTCAACGACGAGAACGTAGGTCTCGGCGGCCCATCCCCAGCGTTCGTCCTCAACACTTCAACGCTTGACGGCAACGGTGTCCTTGACGGCACGAACTTCACCACCACTGCCACAGCATCAGCCACCCTCGGTGCAATAGCAGCCACAGCCACCGGGACGGTGACACCAGTTGTCATCGGTGTGGCATCAGCCGAACTCGGCGAACTGTTCGCCGATGTGAGTGATGTGACGATTGAGGATTTCGGTGACGCTTCTTCTGATCTTGGTGGGTTGACGGCTTCGGCGTCGGGTGTGGTGACGGTGGTGGCGTCAGCGTCGAGCGGGTTGGGTGGTGTGTCGTCGAGTGCTTCTGGTGTGTTGACGGTGGTGGGTTCTGGTGAGGGTTTGTTGGGTGGTGTTGATGCGTCGGCTGTTGGTGTTGCGTCGGAGATTGGTTCTGCGTCTGCTGGTTTGGGTGGTTTGGTTGGTGTTGCTGTTGGGACGGTGACGCCTCAGCCTCAGCCTGAGCCTGTGTCGGATGGTGGCGGTCAGCCGTATCCGTATCGACGTCAACGGCCTCGTAAGAAGGTTGAGTCTGTTGTTGATGTTGTTGAGATGGTTGTGGAACCTGTGCGAGTTGTTGAAGGGTATGTGGCCCCGATTGTGGTGGGTTGTCAGGCGTCGGCTGTTGGTGTGATTGCGTTCTCTGCTGAAGAGGATGACTTGCAAGTAGTGTTGATGCTCTGAGGTAAATCATGGCTGTGTATCAAGGTCAAGTAGCTGTTGGAACTGTGGCGACTGTTCTCAATCCGTCACGGGCGCAGCCTGGTGTGATTCACATTGTGAATCAAGACAACACGGACACTGTGTATGTCGGCGGTTCTGCTGTCACTACCTCAACTGGTCACGGCATTCCTAAGAGTGGTGATGTGGAGTTGACGATTTATGCTGACACCGTCATCTACGCAATCTCAACAAAATCTAATCACACTGTCACTTGGTTGCACATCACGCCGTAATGCCGTACTTCATTTCTGATTCCAATGCCAACTGTTCAGGTTGGGCAGTTGAGAAAGATGACGGTGAGGTCATCGGTTGCCATACCACGAAGCAGGCGGCCATTGACCAGATGGTTGCGGTGTCTATTGCTGAGGAGATGGAGCCGGGTGGCGAGCGTGCTCGTCCTGATGAGTTGCAGGTGGGTGACTATGTTTCGTGGAATAGTTCGGGTGGTCGTGCTCGTGGCGAGATTCAGGAAATCTTCCGTTCGGGTACGGTGCGAGTGCCAGGTACCGACTTCGAGTTGGAAGCCTCAGAAGATGACCCGGTGGCCCTAATCCAGATATATCAACAAGTTGAAGGTGGCTGGGAAGACACCGATGTCATCGTCGGCCACAAGTTCTCTACCCTCACCAGGATCGGGGAATTGGAAGAGCCGGAGGATGAGCCAGAGGACGAAGATGAGGACGATATGGAGGATCGGGAACTACCCGACAACTATCGTCCTGCCGTCACAGCCGACGTGCCAGCCAACCACAACTGCGGCAACTGCGGCTACTACAAAGATTTCTATTGCCTCCGATGGGAAGCATTGGTGGCACCGTCGTACTACTGCAACGCATGGGAACCCGTCACCGGACTACCAAACGACAACCCTGGACAAACCGTTCAGACCGGCAACGTCAGTTCAGAAGACCCCTACTACTACGACCCAGGCATCAACATCTACCGCCAACTCTCATTCGATGTCCCCGAATATGTGCGGGCGGCAGCCAGAAAAGGTTTGGACTACTACGGTCAAGGCCTCGGCGGTGACGGGCTTGTGGCTCGCACAATCCGTGAAGCTCGTGACATGGCCGCAGGCAGAATCACCGAAGACAAAGTCATCAGGGCAAACGCCTGGGGTGCTCGACATCTCGTCGACCTAGAAGCCCCACAAAACTCTGATGCCAACAACGACATGTTCCCCGGTGCTGGTGCGGTGGCGTTCTACCTGTGGGGAATCAACCCGCTAGATCCGAGTCCTGCGATGCAATGGTTCGAGCGTCAAGCAGAACGTGTCCGAGAAGAAGAAGGCCGCCTCGGCTACTTCAAGACCTTGACTCGTTTGTCTCGCCTACTCTTGGACAAGTAGCATCAGTCCCCTACTAGCATTGGTTGCCATGACTGAGAAGATTGAGACCCGCCGCCTTACTGTCAACCAGTTTGAGTTGCGTGAAGGTCCAGCCGGTGACGGCATGGCATTCAGCGGATATGCCGCAGTCTTCAACTCTGACTCAGAACCGTTGCCGTTCACGGAACGCATTTTGCCTGGCGCATTCAGGAAGTCGTTGCGTTCACGAAACAATGTGCGCATGTACCTCAACCACGACTCGTCAATGCTGTTGGCGACAACTCGTGCCAAGACGTTGCGTCTTGAAGAAGATGAGCGTGGTCTGAAAGTTGATGCCGATTTGCCAGACACCACAGTTGGGCGTGACTTGTCAACGCTCATCAAGCGTGGCGATGTGGACTCAATGTCGTTCGGTTTCTCTGTGCCTGCTCGTGGCGACAAATGGTCGGACGACGGCAATGTGCGTGAACTGAAGGAAGTGAAACTATATGAGGTTTCTGTGGTGACTGGTTTCCCGGCATACGCAGCCACCTCAGCAAGTGTGCGCAGCGTTGACACGTTGGCTCAGCGTGCACAAGTTGACGCAGACAAACTGGCTGTTGCAATCACGATGCTGGAATCTGGTTCGGAGTTGGATGACGATCAGGCAGGTTTGTTGAGTGAGGTTGTTGCCAAGTTGCGTAAGCAGCCAGAGTCGATGCCGTCTCGCATCGGTGTGTTGCAGAAGCAACTTGATTTGCTAAAGAGCCTCGCCTAGTATTCTTCGCACAGTTGATGTGCGGAGCCACTGCGACTGCCAGTTGAGGAGCCTCGCTGGGTGCGATACAAAATCCTTGCGTACCCCAAAACCGTCCAAGAAAGGACATTCACTCAAATGAAGGAATATATTGACCGTCAGGTCGAACAGCGTCAGCGCACTTGGGAAGCAGCAAAAGCTCTTCTCGACACGGCTGCTGCTGAGAAGCGTGACCTGACCTCCGAAGAAGAAGCGTCGTACAAGAAGATGAACGACGAACTCAACGAGCGTGCTGCTCGCATCGAAGCCCTCAAGGCCGATGCCGAGCGTGAGGCCAAAATTGAAGCGGCAACCCGTGAAATCTCCGGCCAAGTACGTCCAACGGCAAAGGCTGTGTCAACCGATGCAGACGTGCTCCGTTCGATGGCTCGTGGCGAGACTCGTTCGTTCACCTTTGAGCAGCGTGACGTGACCAAGGCCTCCACCGGCTCACCAGTACCGACGTCGTTCTACGACCAGGTCATTGCGCAGGCTCGTTTGGTTGGCCCAATGCTCGACACCTCCACAGTGCTGCGCACTGCCGGTGGCGAGAACCTCCAGATCCCATCGCAGGCTGGTTGGTCAACGGCGGCAATCACCGCCGAAGGCTCAGCCATCAGCGAGTCCGACCCGACGTTCAACAGCTTCATCACCTTGGGTGCTTACAAGTACTCGTTCCTGGTGCAGTTGAGCCGTGAACTCATCGAAGACTCTGGTGTTGACATCTTGAGCTTCCTTGCCACGCAAACCGGAAACGCAATCGGCTTCGCCGTCAACAACGCACTCACCGTCGGAACTGGTACAACCCAGCCGAAGGGTGTCGTTGCTGCCGCAGGTTCGGGCGTGCTCGGAACCGTCGCAGGTGGACTCTTCACCGCAGACAACCTCATCGACTTGGCGTACAGCCTGGACGGTGCGGCACGTCGTCTCCCCGGCGTTGGCTGGATGATGAACACCGCATCCCTCGGCGCTGTCCGTAAGTTGAAGGACACTGCTGGTTACTACATCTTCAGCCCAGCGCTGGCAGATGGCAACGACCAGGTCCTCAACTTCCCGGTCTACGAGAACCCAGCAATGGCCTCGCAGGCTTCGGCAGCCAAGTCGGTGATCTTCGGACACCTCCCCAGCTACTACGTCCGTATGGCTGGCGGTCTCCGTTTGGATCGCAGCGACGACTACGCATTCAATGCGGATCTCGTGACTTTCCGTTGTGCTATGCGGGTTGACGGGAACCTCCCAGAAACCAGCCACATCAAGTACTTCATCAACAACAGCTGATTCAGCCAAGTTGAAGAAGTCCCTTGATTGGGGCTACAAAAGTCGGATGGGTCGGGGCGAAACACGCAGGGTCGCCTCGGCCCATCTACACTTGATAGAACAACCTGCTACCTGCGAGAGGAGACTGCGTGAATGCGAGTAATCATCAAGGGAGTCCCATTGGACTTACCCGACCCGACGGCGATCCTGCTCTTGCAGCGGGGCGCAGCACACTTACCAGAGGAGTCAGTCGTAGATCCTCGGACGCAGTCAGAGCCCTCTGGTACTCGAACGCCC